CTATATATTTTCTGATGCAGAGCGTCACTGCGCCGATGCTTACAAAGCAATGTTAAAGATGGGAGTATGTGCAGAGCAAGCCAGAGCTATACTACCACAGAGTATGTTGACAGAATGGTACTGGTCTGGTACACTTATGGCGTTTGCGCGAGTGTATGGTTTACGTAAAAGTAAAGACACTCAACTTGAAACTAATAGAATAGTATTACCTATTGGAAAAGAAATGGAAAGACTATTCCCTATATCATGGAGAGCTTTATGTGGGATATAATTTTAAGGAAAGACTATGGTGATGTGGTTATTCAGAGCTTTAAAACTAGGAGACAAGCGGAAGAAGAACTCAAGAACAGAGAACTACTCACGCAACATCTTGGAGCCGACAGTACTAAAATTTATTCAATCAAGAGAGGAGGAGTTGTTAAAGGAAATGGATGTACTCTTAGAAATTTACTGTAATGAAGATCAACAACACCCCACAATATCATTTAAGTCTGCCTGGAGAAAGATGGACAGGGTTGATAAAATCGAATCACTTGTATCTATGGAAAAGGAGATAATGGGTTACAGAAAAGAACTATGCCAAGAATTACTTGACATGAGCAAAGGAAAATGGTAGAATGCCAGAACATAAATCAGACAATAACTTTGTAAAGTATACTCCGTGTGAGAACTGTGGTTCAAGCGATGCCAAGGCATTGTATGATGACGGTCAAACACATTGTTATGCTTGCGACACCCACGGAAGAATAGATAAGAACACAGGAGAATTTATGAAGGCCCAACCAAAGGTTGTAAAAATGGAACAGATGACAAATCAAACCTTCACCTACTCAGCCATTACTGATCGTAGGATTAGCTTGGAAACGTGTAGAAAATATGGTGTTGGTATTAGCAGAAGCGGTACTGTAATAGACCACCACAAATATAAATATTACAATAGTTCGGGTGATCATGTAGCATCAAAGTTTAGGCGCACACAAGACAAAGCCTTCTGGTCTGAGGGTGACTTGTCCAGTTGTGTTCTGTTTGGACAGAATCTTTTCAATCAGGGTGGTAAGTTCATTACCATATGCGAGGGTGAAATAGATGCCATGTCTGCCTATGAACTGATGGGATCGAAGTGGCCCAGCATCTCTTTGAAGAATGGCGCAACATCAGCCGTCAAGAATTGTAAGGACGCACTTGAATATCTTAACAAGTTTGAAACAATCGTACTGTCATTTGACAATGACAAGCCAGGACGAGAGGCCGCTGAGAAAGTAGCGAGATTGTTTGAGCCTAACAAGTGCAAGATAATGAATCTTGAATTGAAAGATGCCAACGAATATCTCAAGACAGGTCAGCGAGAGAAGTTCACTCAAGCTTGGTGGAATGCAAAGACATATACACCAGCAGGTATTATAAACCTTAAAGATCTTAGAGGAAGTTTGTTTGAAGAGGATTACAGCGAGACTTGTATGTATCCTTGGCCTCAGATGAATGAGAAAACCTATGGCATGAGGACAGGTGAACTTGTCTGCTTCACCAGTGGTGCTGGCATGGGCAAGTCAAGTGTCATGCGGGAACTAATGTATCATCTCATGCATAACACAAAGGACAACATAGGTATCCTTGCATTGGAGGAGAACACCAAGAACACAGCATGGAACATCATGTCGGTAGAGGCAGACGCTAGACTATACATACGTGAGATACGGGAGAAGTATACCCCCAAACAGATAGAGGATTGGTTCGATGATACCGTAGGATCAGGAAGGTTCTTTGCCTTCGATCACTTTGGTTCAGTGGAGAACGATGAGATACTTGATCGTGTACGATACATGGCAAAGGCTCTTGATATTAAATGGGTGGTTCTTGACCATCTCAGTATCCTTGTCAGTGGACAGGAGGACAATGGCGATGAGCGTAAGTCTATTGATATTCTCATGACCAAGCTACGATCTCTGGTAGAAGAGACAGGCATAGGTCTGCTACTTGTATCACACCTACGTAGGCCATCAGGTGATAGAGGGCATGAGGATGGGAGAGAAGTATCACTCTCACATCTAAGAGGTTCAGCCAGTATCGCACACCTCTCTGATAGTGTCATAGCCTTGGAAAGAAACCAACAGGCAGACGATGAGATAGAAGCCAACACAACTACGGTTAGGATATTAAAGAATAGATACACTGGAGACACAGGAGTAGCTTGCTATCTACACTACAATAAGGATACAGGAAGAATGACCCAGATTGATAATCCCTTTCTGGAGGATACTGACTGATGTATAATGCGGAATATCAGAAAGAATATAGACAAAAAAATAAAGAGCGTATAGTAGAGTATAATAAAGAATATAGAAAGGAAAATAAAGAGCGTATAGCAGAGCGTGATAAAGAATATAGAAAGGAAAATAAAGAGCGTATAGTAGAGTATAATAAAGAATATAGAAAGGAAAATAAAGAGCGTATAAAAGAATATAAAAAAGAATATTATCAAAAAAATAAAGAGCGTATGAAAGAATATAGACAGAAAAATAAAAAGCGTATGGCAGCATATTATAAAAAATATCTACAGAAAAATAATAGAAGCAAACCAACTCCTGATATGTATAGGTTTTTTGGCAACAAAGCAAGTAAATTAAAAGGTAGATCCAGAGAAAACAAAATACCCTATGATCTGGATGGAAAGTATTTACAAAGTATTTATCCTAAAGATGGTAAGTGTCCTGCATTAAATATAGAAATGAAAGTGGGATATGATTCGGATTGGAGATTGTCACCATCTGTTGATAGAATAGACCCATCAGGAGGATATATAAGAGGCAATGTTATTTGGATTAGTTGGTTAGCAAATTGTATTAAATCATCAGCAACACATAAACAAATTATTGCAGTAGGTGAATTTTATAAACAGTTGGAAGAGGAAAACGCACATGAATAACTTAGGCGTGACCAAAGCCTTTGATCAATCTGCTTACGATAGAGCAGATACAAAAGCAAAGAAGGCCATGATTGGATGGCTGAAGGAACAGGATCATTGTAACATTAAGAGTGATGAAACATATTCTTTTGATCTAATATCTGAGGTGGATGAAGGTCTACCCAGGCATCTCTATGAAGTGGAGATGAAGTCTCAGTGGAGAGGTGATTGGCCTCCATCTTGGCGAGAGATACGGATACCCTACAGAAAGTCAAGACTGCTAAAGAAATGGAAGGCTGATTGTCCTGATGACTTGCTTACCTTTGTAGTGTTCCGTGAGGACTGTCTAAAGGCATGGCACATAGACGGTGATACCGTTATGAACTCCGATGTGAGGGAGGTATCTAACCGAAGGATAAGAAAAGGTGAGAAGTTTTTCCATATAAACGTAGGTGATGCTTACTTGGTGGATATGAAACATGAAGGCAATAGTTGATATAGAAACAGACAAGCTTGATGCAACAAAGATACACTGCATTGTAGCACAGAACTATTATACAGGTCAGACATGGCAGTGGGTACTAGATTCTTGTCATAGATTTAAAGAATGGTCAAAGCAAGTAGACCAATTCATAATGCATAATGGACTTAGCTTTGATGCCCCTGTATTAAATAGACTTCTTGGTACAAACATAAGACCTAATCAGGTCAGGGATACTCTTATTGAATCCCAACTATACAACCCCATACGTGATGGAGGTCACTCTCTTGAGGCTTGGGGTAAGCGATTGAGTTATAAAAAACTGGAGATAGATAATTTCGATGAATACAGTCAAGACATGCTTCTCTATTGTATGCGTGATGCGGAACTTACGAGGAAGCTTGCTTCTCAGCTTGAGGGGGAGGGCAAGAACTGGACAGATCAGTCATACAATTTAGAAAGAGATGTAAGAATTATTGTAGACAAGCAACAGGAGAATGGCTTTGCATTTAATATAATGGAGGGTCAGTTGCTCCTTGCTAGACTACAGGATGAGATGTATACGATGGAGGATTGGGCTGATCAGAACTTTCCTCCCAGAGAGATACAGTTAAAGACAAAGGTTAAGGAGATACCATTCAACATAGCAAGCCGCAAGCAGATAGCTGAACGGCTCATGGAGTTGGGATGGAAACCTACAAAGTTCACTGATAAAAATAATATTATTGTTAATGAGGAAGTCCTATCCAAGATTAAGAATCTACCAGAAGCAGAGATGTTTAGCAGATACTTCCTTCTACAAAAGAGAACAGGTCTTCTCAAGTCTTGGATACAGGAGTGTGATGAGAGTGAGCGTGTACATGGCAAGGTGCTTACCCTTCGTACTGTAACAGGCCGCATGGCCCACCATAGTCCTAATATGGCACAGGTTCCGGCAGTCTATAGCCCCTACGGTAAGGAGTGTAGAAGTCTATGGACGGTATCCAATCCAGAGACACATCAGCTAGTAGGTACTGATGCTTCTGGTCTGGAACTACGTTGTCTTGCCCACTATATGAATGACCCAAAGTTTACTGAGGAAGTTCTTACAGGTGATGTACACACAGCCAATCAGAAGGCAGCGGGACTAAAGACTAGAGATCAGGCAAAGACTTTCATCTATGCCTTTCTATATGGTGCTGGTGCTGCCAAGATAGGCAAGATAGTTGGCGGCTCCGCTGGATCAGGACAAACTCTTATTAAAAAGTTCCTCAAGAATATGCCAGCCTTACGTGTCTTACGATCTAATATACAAGAAGCATCCAAACAGAAATGGTTGAAGGGATTGGATGGTAGACATCTACAGATAAGACATGAACACGCAGCACTGAATACTCTCTTACAAGGAGCGGGGGCTATCGTGTGTAAGCAATGGCTGGTAGAGATGGACAAGAAGGTACGGAAGGCTGGACTAGATGCCAAGCTGGTAGCTTCAGTACATGATGAATATCAGTTTGAAGTAGCCAAGCCAGACGTACAAAGGTTCAGTCAGATAACGAAAGATGCTATGCATAAAACACAGAAGGTATTGAATTTCAAGTGTGAACTGGACTCCGATTATAAAGTTGGAAATAATTGGGCAGAGACGCATTAAAGTTGTTGACATTTGTAGTAAAGTGTGGTATAATATACGTGTTGTTTAGTT